ACCAAAGAGCGGTTGGTATATGGGTGAGAAGTTTTATGGTTCTTGGGCTGAAAGAAATGATGCAAGACTCTATTTTAAAGAGTACGCAATGCAAAAAGTCCAAGGTACAGGTATTGAATTTCGTGAATGGCTTACACCAAGCTATTATAACGAACTTGGAGAGCTTGATTTTAAAGCTATGGAAAAACCAAAATCTGTCCATCTATCACGTGAATACTATCCTTATTGGCAAGGATTAGAATACAATAATATTAAGAAAACAAGCTTAGAGGACTTTTTTGCATGAAACACGCGACAATAATTCCACTTATCGGTGGTGAGGCATTAGCTTCAACCGACGTATTTGGTTCAAGACCAGAATACATCTTATCATACGATGTTTTTAAAGACAACGAAAAACATTTACTTAACTATTGGGATCACGAAGTTCCTTATCATGTACTTGATAAAGGTGGCGCTGCTCCACTAGGAGAAAAGATTGATGTAATGTCGAGTGTATGTCCTTGCGCTGGTCTAAGCCAATATCATTCTAAGCCTGGTGAAGAAAATCAAAACAATCAATGGATGGAGAAAACTGCTCGATACGTACTTGGTGAAGTAAAGCCAAATGTATTCTGGGGAGAAAATGCTCCTGCATTAGTTGGTAAGATTGGCGAGTTTATGTTGAAAAAGCTTAGACAGATCGGTGAAGAAAACGGCTATTCAATGAGCCTTTATCTTACAAAGAACATCAAACACGGTGTACCACAGTTTAGAAAACGTACATTTTATTTCTTCTGGAAAAAAGAACGGTTTGGTAATCGTACTCCACTCTTAACATATTATAATCGTCCTCATAAAAAGATTGAAGATATTATTGCTGGAGTTAAATCAAACTTCCAAGTAGAACCAATTAATGAAAAGATTCCAAGTCAAGACGATCCTTATTATCGTTATTTGCTTGAAGAAGTTAACAATGGTATGACTCATCGTGAATATTACGATAGTCTTAATACTGAAAATGTACGTGGTAATGACGTAGAATCTATGATTGAAAAAGCTGGTCACGACTATAATGTGGTTGGTAAATGGATGGATAAAGAAGGATATGAACGTGAAGTTCCAAAATGCGAACGTAAATATGAAAAGCTCGCATCCGGTGGTAACATTATGAGACGTGGTACTATCGTTCCAAAGGATTATATTGGAGCTTTTGTTGGTCATTATCCAACTGTTCTTACACATCCATACGAAGATCGTTATATTAATTATCGTGAAGCAATGACTATTATGGGTCTACCTTCTGATTTCGAATTATTAGATCCAAAGAAATCAGTTAACCATATTTGTCAGAACGTACCTTATCAAACAGCATCTGATATGTGCGAAGAAATTAAAGCAGTATTCAATAACAATAGACCTTGGGCTGATACTGATTTCTTGTTCCAATCGAACATCAATCAAAAGCATGAATTGTGGAACAAAGAAGAAGCAACGTTAGAAGCATTCATTTAATGGTTGACATTTGTACACATATAAGTTATAATATAATCTAACGTGAGGAAATAATGAAACACTTTATTATAGATTTTGAAACAATCGGTCAATGGTCTGCAGTCGTACCTGCTATTGATTGTTCCTATACAACATTTGATTGGGAACGATTTACTAGTGATAATCCTTATTCTTTTAGAGAATTAGTTCTTGGTATGACGACAGATAAATTTGATATTAAAGATCAGATGGTTACGTATGGTTGTAAATACAACGAACGTGATCTTCAGTGGTGGTTAGATCAGCCACCGGCGCTTCGTACAAATATGAAGCCAAACAAAGCACTTGATCTTAACGCTGTACAGTTTATGGAAAAGTTTATCAACTACTTAAGAGATGAACAACCGATTAGTCATTGGTGGTCAAGATCAAATAGCTTTGATCCAGTTATTTTAGAGCGTCTTGCTCAAAATGCTGATAAGAGTTCTTTGCTAAATGATTACCTTAAGTACTGGGCAGTAAGAGATACTCGTACATATATCGATGCTAAATTCGATTTTAATGTACCAGGTGGAAAGAACGGATTTATTCCTGTATCCGACATTGCAAAATGGGAATACAACTTTAAAGCACATGATAGTAAACATGATGTTGCTGCAGATATTCTGAGGTTACAAGCTATCGTAAGAGCTGAGGCAGATATGGAGCAGATTGAAATATGAAAATAGAAGTAAGTATTGAAGAATTACGAAAACAAAAAATCTTTGTAGGTACACCTATGTATGGCGCTCAATGCGCTGGTACATATACGAAAGCATCTACAGACCTTGCTACTATGTGTGCCACTAATGGTATTGGTATTCATTTTTATTACCTATTTAATGAGAGCTTGGTTCAAAGGGCACGTAACTATATTGTAGATGAGTTCCTAAGATCCGATTGTACTCATTTATTGTTTATCGATGCCGATATCGGATTTAATCCACGTGACGTATTAGGTCTAATGGCTGTTAACTTAAAAGATCCAGAAGAATTTAATATCGTTACAGGTCCTTATCCTAAGAAAACTATTGCTTGGGAGAAGATCAACAAGGCTGCTGATGCAGGCTTTGGTAAAGAAAACCCATTTGAATTAGAAAACTATGCTGCAGATTATGTCTTTAATCCAGTTAAAAAGCAAAACTCATTTAAAATGAATGAGCCAATGGAGATTGGAGAAGGTGGTACAGGCTTTATGCTTATAGCACGTGAAACATTTACTAAGTTTGCTGCAGCTTACCCAGAACTTGAATACAAACCAGATCATGCTCGTACAGATAATTTTGACGGAAGTCGAATGATTACAGCATTCTTTGATTGTATTATTGATCCAGAAACTAAACGTTATCTATCAGAAGATTACTTCTTTTGTAAGAAAGCTCGTGAGGCTGGATTGAAAGTATGGATGTGCCCTTGGATGCAATTGCAGCATGTTGGGTCTTACATCTTTAAAGGATCTCTTGGACATATGGGACAACTTGGTGCTTCGTTAACAGCCGATAGCTCAAGTAGTAAGAAAAGCTATAAAAAAGGGAAAAAATAGTTGACATTTCGAATAAACTATGATATTATTAATAAATAAACAATGCATTAAGGAGCTTATATAATGAAATTCAGTGAACGTACTCTTACGATTCTTAAAAGTTTTTCGACCATTAACAAATCCATTCAATTGAAGGAAGGTAATGTTCTTAAAACAGTAACACCAGAAAAAACTTTGGTGGCAACAGCAACAATCCCAGATCAGATCCCATCAGAAGCATGTGTATACGATCTATCTAGGTTCTTATCTATTCTCGGTCTTTATAAAGATCCAGAAGTAGAGTTTCATGATAAGTATTTCATGATTACTTCAGGCAAACAGCGTACTAAGTATGTTTATGCCGACATCTCAATGATTCACGCAGCACCAGAGAAAGATATTACTCTGCCAACTGCTGATGTCGTAGTAGATGTTTCTTGGGAAGATCTTCAGTCAGTTATTAAAGCTGCTGGTGTTCTTCAATTTAGCGAGGTTGCATTCGTAGGCGAAGGTGGTAAAATCTTCCTGAAAGCTATTGACGGCAACAACGATAATTCTGATGATTATGGCGTCGAAATTGGCGCAACCTCTGATGAATTTAAGATTATCATTAAAACTGATAATCTCAAGCTTTTACCTCAGGATTACAAAGTTACTCTTTGCGCGAAGGGTATCTCTGAGTTTAAAAGCGACGGTGTCACGTACTTCGTGGCTATTGATACTAAGTCGACTTATAAAAAAGGATAAATGAATATGAGTGAACAACAAAACCCAGCTGCTCAGGGTCAAGAGCAAAAACAAGAACCAGTACAAATTTCGTTGCAAGATATTGCGACTGTTGTACAGTTAATTGATGTCGTATCTCGTAGAGGCGGTATCGAAGGCAATGAAATGGCAGGAGTAGGCATGTTACGTAACAAGCTAGAAATCTTCTTGCGCCAAAATGCACCTGAAGGTCAAGAAGCTCCTGAAGGCGCTATGCCTGCTGCAGCTCCTGCTGACGTACCAGCAGATGCACCACTTGCTGATAAAGTCCAGTAAAAGACTTATGAACGATCGAGGGCTCTCGTTGATAAACAAACCCTCATTTATTTTATATTATGAAATGGTGAAAACATATGGCTATTGAATCCAAAGCAAATGAAGTGTTATGGGTCGAAAAATATCGACCACAGAAAATTGATGACACTATCCTTCCTGAAAAAACAAAGGCTGCTTTCAAAAAGTTTGTAGAAGACGAAAGCATTCCTAACCTATTACTTACTGGTGGTCCAGGCGTAGGTAAAACTACTATTGCTAAAGCTATGCTCGAAGAGCTAGGCTGTGACTACATCGTAAAGAATGGTTCTCTTAACGTAAATATCGATACTCTTCGATATGAAATTTCTACATATGCATCCTCTGTATCTCTTACAGGTGGACGTAAATACGTAATCTTTGATGAAGCTGATTACTTAAACGCTACATCAGTCCAACCCGCCTTACGTAACTTTATTGAAGAATATTCTTCTAATTGCGGGTTTATCTTTACATGTAACTTTAAAAATCGTATCATTGAACCACTTAGGTCTCGTTTGTCTGAAGTAGATTTTACTATTGAGACATCACAACGTCCTAAAATGGCAATGGAATTTTACAAACGCGTAAATGCTATCCTTGATGATCAAGGTGTTGAATACGATAAAGCAGTTCTTGCTAAAGTAATTGAACGTCACTTTCCAGACTTTCGTAGAGTATTAACCGAGCTTCAAACATATGCTTCCTCTGGTCGTATTGATGAAGGTATCTTTGTTAATCTTAAACAAGAGTCTATGGACGAAATGTTCGAACTTCTTAAATCAAAAAACTTTACAGGTATGCGTAAATGGGTTGCATTAAACTCAGATCAAGACATGAATGAAATGTTTAGACGCATCTATGATATGGCAACTGATAAAGTTCAACTTAAATCTATGCCAGGTTTTGTAGTTACTCTTGCTGATTATATGTACAAAGCAAACTTTGTAGCTGACCTTGAAGTTAATATGGTTGCATTCCTCACTGAGGTAATGTTAGAAAGCGAATACAAATGAGTGAGATCAACGTAAATCCGCTCCAAACTGTTATCCTCAGTGATTACACAACGTATATTCCAGTTGGCGATAAAACGATTATAACTGAAGTAAAACACGTTGAACGCAATGGACATAGAACAGTTGAAAAGTTAGTTGTTGGTTTTACTTACAATGCTAACGGTACATTAAACAAACCTATCGAGGATCCAGGTCAAGTCTTGGATATTTTAATATGATTTTAGATATTTTTTACAATGTGTTTCAAGGTGCAATTGCACTCGGTGTAGGCTACTTTATGGTTAAAGGTCTGTGGATTTCTACAATGATGCTCGAAGAGAGGAAGGCTCGATATCGCGCTGGTACTCACGATTATTATGATAATCCTATCGAGAAGGACGAGGACTAATGTTTGGATTTTCTATTAAGAAAGCCGAAAAGAAAGTCCAATGTTTTAATTGTAGCGTAGACGTCGATCCAGATGTCGCGTTTAACGTAAAGTTTAATACTGCTGAAGGACTACATACTTTAAAAGCATGTCAAGCATGCGCTGATGAAGTTAATGATGTTCTTAAAGCTATTGAGGAGGCAAGAAATGACTCTGCCATATGAACGTAGATGGGCCGTTGACAATACCCGAGTTTTGTTATATAATTTATTAGATCCAAAGAAAACACCACGTGTTCCGTCAGCAGTAAGAAAAGAAGCACATCGATGCTTAAAACATTATCCTGGCGAATACCATATGGACCAAGCAAGACAGCAAGCTCCAATGGTCTTTGGAAATTGGGAGGACATGAAAGATGGCTAAAGATTACAACCCTTTTGATTTTATGAATGCAGTATCTTTTACTAAAGAAGATCTGATTAAAAATCATGATACGCCTGATCAAATCGAAAAACAATTTACTCCCTACGTAGTTAATCGTGGTTTTACTAACTTTGAAGATACTATTCTTCATGCTAATGAAATGAATATGCGACATCATCTGTTTCATGCAGCTCAATTCGATTATTATCGAGGTGCTTTACGCAAACGTAAACGTTTCTCAAAATGGCCGAAAGCTGATAAAAGTACAGATCTTGATGCTATTCAGGAAGTATATAAATGTAATCGTACAGTCGCAAAGCTTTATTTTAAAGCGTTATCAAAAGATGATATGAAATCTATTAAGAACAAACTGACTCTAGGTGGAGTTTCCAAATAGAATAAATATATTGGATGCAACATTTGACGCATCGTGATAACAACTAAAAATAATTTAAAATAAGGTGCTGTACGTTATGGAAACAGAAGACATTTTCAAAGGTGTCGGTATAGAAGTTTCGCTTCCTTCCCCAGATAGTTTTTTAAAAGTTAAAGAGACTTTAACAAGAATTGGCATTTCTTCTCGTAAAGAAAAGAAGTTATATCAAACATGCCACATTCTTCATAAACAGGGAAGATA